GTTGAACAATGCGATAAGTTCCTTGAAGCTACGAGTAGGAAGCCAGGATTCAAAGTCCGCAAGGACAAACACGGCTATCCTTACCACATTAACACGACACGAATGAATACGGATCCGTTCGTTCGTAAAGCAATGAAGTTGTATGACAAAGAAGTGTATGACTCATGTGACGGATTCACGAAGAAGACATCCCTATCCAAGGGACTCGAATCGTTGATGAATTTCGGCGACCCTGAGAGGTCTGTGACAGCGCTAAATTCTGATGACAAGATGCGAAGATGTTATGAAGAAGCAGTCAACGAGGCTAGAACTAGATTCATGCCTCAAGACAGACTTCTGAAACGTCATAGTCTCGAAACAGCGACTGATTACATGGAGAAGGATACCGCAGCAGGATTCTCTTTCCCCGGAAAAAAGAAGGCTGAAGTTATTGAAGAACTGTTCGACATAAGTTCATACATACTTCACCAAGTCCGTCACGGCTATTATGTGTACGAAACACCTTGTAAGTTAGCGTTTCGAGGTCATCTGTCGCCAGCCGATGATCCAAAAACGCGACCGATTTGGGTATACCCTGCCGAGATTAACATCTTGGAAAGCATGTGGGGTCAGCCTTACTATGATTGGCTCGAGTCGCAAGACGTAGTCATGAATGGTCCAGGTACGATGCCACGCCTTAGGAAGGAGCAGGATGAGTGGATTGGAGACGCAGACGAAGGTCAAGTTGATGTAACTTATGATTGGAGCAATTTCGATTCCCGGGTACCAAACTGGTTGATTGATATAGCTTTCGATATAATAGGTGATTCATTCGACAAGACTAAGTGGATGTTGTACGACAAAGAGGTTGAGTGGCCAGATGAAGGGTACGACAGAGTATGGGGCTTCCTTCGCAAATACTTCAAGAAGACTCCCATTATGCTACCAAACGGAAAGGTCGTTGTTAAACAACACGGCGTTCCAAGCGGTGCTCTACTTACACAAGCAGTGGATAGCATCGTCAACTTCATCAAAGTGAGAGCTCTAACCAAGTATCAAGGTCTGCAGGTCACAGGACTTTCGATTTTAGGTGATGACTCTCGCTTCAGAACGGCCGCGAGAAACAGAAGGTTGTTAGAATCCTCTGTAATCTCTCCTATCGCTTGGCAATTCTTCGGTTCGATCATGAAAGAAGATAAAGTCAAGGTAGGACAGAGGTCAACAGAGAGGAAATTCATTGGATACGAAGTACAAGGTGGTCTGTTCACTAGACAAACAGAGGACTGGTTCAAACTAGTGCTCTACAGCGAACGAGACATTGAATCCTTGGAGATCAGCGCATCACGAGTGATAGCGTATTACCTTTTAGGAGGTGTTAATGATCTACAGTACTGTGAGTTCCTTCGATTCTTCTTCACATGTTACCCTCAAGTAGTCGGAAAATCCTTGCCTCCAGAGCGAAGTATGTTACGTTTATTGAAGTACGTTTTCAGACTTCCCTCAGATACGCTCAAGGTTCCAGACGTTCGGCTTTTGTCGATCAGAGGAAGCTTCCAACTAATGGGCTTTGGTGGTAAACCATTCGGTTAAAAGACAGAAAGGACGA